GTCTTCTTAGAAGACTTTTGTAGATCTAAGTCCTACGGGACAGGTGCAGAGGTGTGTGTGATGAGAGAGACAGATGTGTACAAGATAATGGGTTACTTGATGGGGCTCTGGACTACAGGGCTTGGTAGCCCTAAGACTCTTAAGCCTTGGGTAGAGAAGGCTCTAGTGGCTTATCCAGGTGTAGACCTCCCCGCAGAGGCTAGGAGAGCTGCTGTCTGGGAGGCTTCTAGACCGAGTAGAAGCAAGAAGGACATTAGGCGCTTTCTCTCTAACTGGTGGTCTAGAGCACAGACAAGTGCAGAGAAGAGAGGCTCTGGACGAACGAACACGGTAGTGTCCATTAGCTCTATGAGGTGGTTGAAGAGAGCAGACAGGGCTCCTGAGAAGAACTTGAGTAGGTGGATGAAGGGTAAGGGGGCCTTAACTCCTGAGTTGATAGAGAAGTTCTCTAGCTACTACAGTGTTCCTCTTCCTGCTTCTTCGGATGAAGTGGTTAGTCTCTACAAAGGGGGTGAGTAATGGCCTTTCACTCAGAGAGGGCTGTCTTAGCTCTTTGCCTTAGAGACCCAGTAGTCGTAGACGAGTCCACTTCAGTAGGCATTAAGAAGGACCACTTTACTTTTCCTCTCTACAGACTTCTTTGGGAGGCGTTCTTAGAGGACAGGCAGAGAGGGATTGGCCCAGACAGGGCGACTATCTGCGATAGGTTCAATGACAGGGTTGGTGACAACAAGCCTTTCAAAGACTGGGCTTACTTCAACAGTGTCATTGATGAGGTAGAGAGAGTCCCGGCGATACGAGGCAATGTAGAGCACTACGTCAACACCATCATTGAGGCAGCTAGGCGTCAGTACATCGTAGACACAGCAAGGAGGATTCTTGACCACGAAGAGAGTGGCTCAAACTTCTCTGAGATTCTCAGGGTCAGTACTGCGATTACAAATGCAGCGTCATGGACGCCTGAGGGGCGCTCAGAGCCCCGTACAGCGCATGAGATTACAAAAGACTACTTGGAGGACCTGCAAGCGCAGCGCATGGGGCTGAAGAGCAGCACTCTTGTTCGCACTGACATCCCGGCTCTTGATGAGATCCTCAGAGTTCGCCCTGGGCAGATGATTATTGTGGGTGGTCGGCCAAAGATGGGTAAGTCTCAGTTGATGTTTACGCTTCTTGCGAACATCGCTAGAGCGAACGGCGCTCCTACAGTCGCTATCAGTGCTGAGATGAATGAGATGCAGATTGGCGAGAGGATTGCGACCTCTGAAGCAAGCCTTGGGCTAAGCGTCGAAGACCTAGAGAGGGCGAAGGACAAAGTCCTGAAGAGGTGGGAGGGCGTTCCTGTCTACTTCGATGACAAGCCTAAGACTCTAGGCGGTGCCTTGATGTCGATTCGCATGCAGAAGAAGAAGCGGGGGATATGCGCTGCTGCTGTTGACTACCTTCAGCTACTTAAGCTGCCAGAGGCGAACAGCAGAGAGAGGCAAGTGGCTGAAGCTAGCTCTGCCTTCAAGAGGCTCTCTATGGAGCTAGATATTCCAATCTTTGTTCTGGCTCAGCTAAACAGGTCTTGCGAATACCGAGAGAACAAGAGACCCATCCTCTCAGACCTTCGTGACTCAGGGCAGATTGAGCAAGACGCTGATGCAGTGCTCTTTGTCTACAGACACGCAGTCTATTGCGAGGACCATGAGCCAGCCTCTGACGCGGAGATCATAGTTAGGGCGCAAAGGAACGGCCCTGTTGGGACAGCGCACTGCAAGTGGGAGCCAGGGAATGGCTGGTTTAAGGAGAAGTCATGAGCGACACACTTTTGAACTTGTTTAGTTACGACTCAGGAACTGACTCTTGCTTCCTTGAGGAGTTGGAGGAGGAGCGATGGAGGCGGTTTGCCGCGAGGGTCTTTGCTCGCTCTCTCGACTCCTCAAACCTAGACGCCCCTCGCGTTGTCTCTATGGCTCTTGCTATGGAAGCAGGGGAGAGGGGCTGGACTGAGTTGTTTGAGAGGTGGGCAGCAAAGGCTCACGAGATTGGCGAAGTGGACAGAGCTTTTCTCGATAGTGCGTTCTTCAGGGCTGCAAGGAAGAAGGTGAAGAAGGAAGAGAGGCTTTGCGCTTCGTCCTCTCGATTCAACAAGGAGTGCGAGAGTTTGTTTGGGGTGCCGCTTGCTAGGCTATGGACTGCAATGGAGATGCGGTGAGAGTCTTTGTAGGAATAGACCCAGGAATGACAGGAGGGCTTGCTGCCGTAGACATCAGTGGCAAGCTCCTCTCTGTCATTGCTATCCCTAGGGTTAAGGGGAGCACAGGTCCTCAGGACTACCACGCGATTAAGTCGTGGTTTGCTGAGATGAAGAGGCTGGGGAAAGTGGAGGCCGCGCTAGAGCGAATCTCAGTCAGACCAGGGGAGGGGGTCAAGAGCACGCTGACAGCAGGGACAAACTGGGGCTTCCTCAAAGGTATGCTCGTCGCTATCAACGCTCGCTACGTCGAGCCCACTCCTCAAGCCTGGAAAAAGACGCTGGGCCTCCCCAAACGCTCTGGCAAAGAGCGGAAGCAAGGAAAGGAAGACGCTGTGGTCCTCGCTACTCAGCTCTTCCCCGGCATCGACCTGACACCAGGACGGAAGGTGGTGCCTCATGATGGGATGGCCGATGCTGTTCTCATAGCTGAATACGCAAGAAGGACTCTTAGTTAGACTTTTTAAGCTCTAGCCGGATAAGCCTCGCTAGGTTCTTTAGGTTGTCCTCGTTGCTCAGGTCTGGCCTGTCGTGCTTCTTGGGTATGGGGCCTTTGTACTTGGAGGACGCAGGCGGCAAGGGGAGAGATGAGCGGACAGCTTCGATCTTCTTCATATCTCCAGGCTTGCCCTTGTTCTTTAGCTGCCTAGAGATAATAGATAGCGCGTCTTCGTAGCTAATCATGCTCAGTACATCCCAGACAAAGCGTCTTCCATTTTGCCTGCCATGCGGGAGTTCTTCTTCTTGCCCTTTACCTTCTTCATCATCTTCTTCTTCATAGGCATGGGCATAGGCATTGGCTTAGGCTCAGCGCCCACGTTCACCACGATCTTAATTCCAGGCATCCCAGGCATTTCAGGCTTTTGATGGCCTTCGTGGTCTGACTTTTTTACAAGCCCACGAATCCGGTCAGCCTGTCCCTTATGCTTTTTCGACGCAGCGTCTAGCTCGTCAGAGATCTTCATAAGCTCTTTGCCAAGACCAGCCTCTTTCATGGCCTTCTCGACTTCTTCAACCATGTGCTTTTTACGCATGTGCATTGTTATTTTTTCCTTCTGGACTTCGAAGCCTTAACGGCTCGTCCTTGTCGTTTAGCTTTAGATGTGGCGCTCTTGCCCGTGTAGCACTTGCCGGTAGGCCCGTACTTCTTCCCGGACCTACCGCCAGACTTGCACTTCTTTACAGGCATTAGTACTTGCCTTTAGCTCCACCGGGCTTGAGCTTCTTCTTAGCGGTCTTCATCTTGCGGACAGGCTGTCGCTTAGCAACGCGCTTCTTTGGCTTGGACTTCACGCCGCTAGGCTTCTTCATCATCTTGTAACCGGGCATAGATCACCTCTTCTTCCTTGAGGACTTAACGGCTTTAGCCGCAGCCTTAGTGTTCTTTACGAATTGCTTTCCGGCCTTCATGCCGGCTCGCTTCTTTTTGCTAGTCGCAGCATACTCTTTAGCCGAAAGCTTTTTAATAGCCTTCTTAGGCATGTAGCGTTCGCCTGTCTTGAGGCTCGGCTTTCCAGACTTAGTAGTCCATTCTTCTTTGGCCCATTTAGTAAGGGCTCTTTGAGCTTCACTCTTAGCCCCTTTGTATCCGCCCCCTTGGGCTTTGTACTTCTGGGTCACTAGTTGAGCTTTGCGGGCACTCCATTGGCCTGGCTTTCCGCCTTTGCTGCCAGCGGTAACTCGGCTTTTAATGCGCTGGTAAAGAGCTTCTTTGGTCCGGTTAGTGGGTTTTTTCTTAGCAGCCATTACCACTTCACCTTGTCTGCCCAGTAGGCGGCTGACATTTTCCCTCTTGCGATGTTCTTAGCGTGGCGAGACTTAAAGCTCTTTCGCTTCATCCTCATCTTGCGGCCCTCACCGGCTTTTGGCTTGCCAGCAGTCTTCGCGCCCTGCTCGCCAAAGCGGATTGTCTTAACCTTCCCCCCTTCTGTAGCCACTACAACGTGACTCTTCTTGGGGTGGTTGGGCGTGCGCTTGGGTTTGTTAGCTCCAGAGACGCCTGCGCGCTTAACCGCTCGCGCTAGCATCTCCCTGTATGATTGCTTTGCCATCTCGGTACACCTTGTTTATTGTGTCAGCATATTCACCGGAGAAGTGATGTTTGATCCTAGCGAACTTACAGTAAAGCAGGCCAGAGCCCGCTTATGCGAACTTGATATTGCTGGCCTTGAAGAGCTTCTTCAAGCAGAGATTGACGGCAAGCACCGGACTTCCCTCATCGCAGACATCGGTCGCAACATCGACATGATTAAGACGGCTGAAGAAGCTGAAGAAGCTGAAGTGGCTAAGGAAGCGGTAGAGCAAATCGTTCAGGCTCCCCCTAAGGCTGAAGCTGTTGTCACCATCTCAGAGAACCAGTGGTTCAAAATGAAACGATCTTCTCGGCGGGGCTGGGAGTTGCTCCCTGATGGAAACTACCGGAAGCGGTGACCAAGACCTGCACTAGGTGCCTTAAAGAACTTCCTCTTACTTCTTTTCACAAAGACTCTAGGACGAAGGACGGTCGCCGTTCCCGGTGCTCTTCCTGCGTTGCGCTTTCTAGCCAAGAAGCTTCTGCCAAGCCCCCTGTCGTTGAGCCTGGGGTTTTCTCC